TAATTGCGTATGCTGCATTAACCACAAGCAAAACAATTGATACAGGTGATGTTTTCCGCTTACCATCAGGCGATCTTGATATTACGCTAGACTAATGGCTGAATACCGCAGTGGATATGGACGCAGTACATATGGCTCATATAATTTTGGGCTAGATGGCTTTGTCACGGATGGCGCTGGCACAATTATCACAGTTGCGTCTACAGCGTCAGCTTCAGTGCGTGTTAGGTTAAGCGCATCTGACATAATCACAGTATCCACTACAGCAACGCAAGCGCAAAGAGTGCGTGAAGCATCGGCAAGTAGCACAACATCATCAACAACGTCTGGTTCTGCCGAGCGTATTCGTGAAGTTGCATCAGCAATATCCGCAAGCTCATCCACATCTGCTGTAGGCGTAAGAACACGTAATTCAAGCAGTGCAATAACAACAACATCCACAACCAGCTCAGATATGGTGCGTGTAAGACATGCAATATCAAATATAACACCATCCTCTAGCACAACATCAAACGCAGTTGTTGTATTTAGCAGTGCATCACAAATCAATACAGCACTTAGCGCAACTGCTACAGTTAATAGGGTACAATTTTCCGCGTCAGCAATTGCAACGGCATTGTCTACGACATGCCGAGCAATTAAAAAATGGGAAGTTGAACAAAATACACCTGAAATATGGACACCCCTTGAAAAGACGCCTGAAACATGGCAATATGTGCCTAACGCAGTCAATGATTGGTCTGCCACTTCCCCTACATAGATGGAATGGACAGCTTCATAGGCAAGAAGTATAACTTTGGCTAACGCCGCATAGGAGATTAACATGGCTGATACTACAACAACGACATATAGCTTAGTGAAGCCAGAAGTTGGCGCGTCTGAAGATACCTGGGGTACAAAGATAAACACCAACTTAGACAGCGTTGATAATCTGCTAGACGGGACAACACCTGTCACGGGCATTGATATTAACTCTGGTACGATTGATGGGACAGTCATTGGCGGAGCATCAGCTGCGGCTGGCACATTTACAAATATTGCAGGTACACTAACAACTGCCGCGCAAGCTAACATCACGTCACTTGGAAGCCTTACATCTTTAGACGTAACAGGTGATGTAACATTCGGTGACAACGACAAAGCCATATTCGGCGCTGGGTCTGACCTACAGATTTACCATGATGGGACTCACAGTGTTATAAAAGATGCTGGAACAGGTAATCTCAAATACCAAGCCGCTTCTCGACATCAGTTTGAGAATGCAGATGGTTCAAAGATTTATATACAGCTTGTTGGTGATACAGTTGGCCAAGAGTATGTTCAACTCCGTTATAACAACGATACCAAACTAGCCACAACATCAACAGGCATTGACGTAACAGGCACAGCCGTAACAGACGGCCTTACAGTTGCAGGTAATGTTTCAGTAGACGGCGGCACAATCAAGCTAGACGGAAACTATCCCGTTGGATCAAACAACGTAGCGTTGGGTAATAATGCTTTATCAAGTGGTTCATTATCAGGAGCAAACAACACTGCTATTGGTAGAGAAGCTATGCTTTCAAACACTTCTGGTGCTTTGAATGTAGCTCTAGGTTCTACAACTTTAGATGCGAACACAACAGGTTCTAACAACACTGCCTTGGGGCAAGCGGCACTAGGTTCTAACACCACCGCCAGCAACAACACAGCTGTTGGGTATCAGGCTTTAAAAGATAATACTACAGGCACTCGTAACACTGCCTTGGGTATGCAAGCATTAAAAACAGTTACGACAGGCAATTATAACACAGCGGTTGGCTATCAGGCATTAGAGCTTAATACAGGAAGTGGAAACACAGCGGTTGGTGATCAGGCTCTTGAAGCTAATACCTCTGGAGCAAGCAACTCTGCATTGGGTGATGACGCATTAGTAAGCAATACAACAGGGAGTTCTAATTCAGCATTTGGAGAAAGTGCGTTAGGCTCTAACACCACCGCCAGCAACAACACTGCGGTTGGGTATCAGGCAGGGTATGCTAATACTACTGGCACACGGAATACTGCGGTTGGTGACAGGGCGCTACAAGATAATACTACTGCACATGATAACTCAGCATTTGGACATCAGTCTTTAACAAACAATACAACTGGTGCAGGACTTACAGCCGTGGGTCGTCAGGCACTAGCCAACAACACCACCGCATCTAACAACACTGCCGTTGGGTATCAGGCTGGGTATGATAATACTACTGGTACTAACCTTTCTTTCATGGGTGTAGACAGTGGGGCAAATAACACAACAGGTCAGGGCAATACTTTTTTAGGACGTGCTTCTGGCTTATTAAACACAACAGGTAGTTACAACTGTTTTGTAGGTCAAAGCGCAAGCAGTGGATACGCTTCGGGCTACCTAATGACCACAGGCTCCAAGAACACCATCCTTGGTGCATACAACGGCAACCAAGGCGGCCTAGACATCCGCACCTCAAGCAACAACATCGTGCTGTCTGATGGGGATGGTAATCCTAGAGGTTATTATTTCGGCGGCTCTTCTGCCCCCGTTTGGGTTTTTAATACACCTACTACTGACCAAAACAGTATGCAAATAATTAGCAGTTCTGCAGTCAACCCTTTCGGCCCTACAATAAATTTTTCTGGAGCTGTTAAGAATAATACGACTCAGTATGCACTAAATTTTTCTGATACCACCACTTTTAGGTTTAGAGTTTGGTCTAACGGAAACGTAGTAAACACAAACAATAGCTATGGTGCTATCTCAGATGTTAAGCTAAAGGAAAACATTGTTGATGCTGCATCGCAATGGGATGACATTAAGGCTCTAACTGTTCGCAAGTATAGCCTAAAGGCTGACGAACTTGATGCTCCTAATATGCTTGGTGTTATTGCTCAAGAAGTTGAAGCAGCTGGAATGAATGGTCTTGTTTTTGAAAGTCCTGATCTTGACCTTCAAACAAATGAAGATTTAGGTACTATTACTAAACAAGTCAACTACTCTATCTTATACATGAAAGCAGTCAAAGCACTACAAGAAGCTATGGCTAGAATAGAAACCCTTGAAACTAAAGTTACAGCCCTAGAAGGATAAAACAATGGATGACTTAACAGCAGAACAAATTGCACAGAACTACTCAGCAATGGGTGACTCAGTTGCACTTATCAATGACGTTATAGCAGGTAATGCTATGGCAGATGATGATGCAGCAGATCGACAAGACTGTGTGGATCGTAATACTCAGCACCTAGAACTTATGGTTGCTAAAGATTACTGGACATCAGAAAGTATGACAGCAACTAATGCGGCTATCGTAGCAGGAAACGGATACACCGCTTCTTAATTTAACTTAACCAAAGGAGACTACAATGAGTAAAAAAGAAAAGAACCTCATTACAGTCAACGACATAGAATACAATGTTGATGACTTCACTGACGAACAAAAGATAATGCTAAACCACATTAATGATCTAGGGCGTAAATTAGATAACGCTCGATTTAACTTAGATCAGCTAAACATTGGTCGTGAAGCATTTGTGAAGCATTTGGCTGTATCACTAGAAGAGCCTGAAGCTGAAGTTGAAGCTGCAGAATAATAAATATACACAACAGGGGCGACATGCATTGCCCCTGTTGTTATTTTACTACAAAATGTGTTATAGTCCCATAAGTTTAACGCCATGAGGTCTATATGCCACTTATTCCACTAGATATTCCTTCTGGAGTTTACCGTAACGGAACTGACCTGCAATCTAATGGTCGCTGGCGTGATGCAAATTTAATTCGATGGATAGATAATACCATGCGACCAATGGGTGGATGGCGTACACGTTCAGACAATGCATCTGCATCTCCAATACGTGGAATGTTATCTTGGATAGACAATAGTAATGCCCGTTGGATAGCAGGCGGATCATACAATAAATTATATGCTTGGAATGAAACTGGTTCTAGGTTTGATATAACACCAGGATCATTTACTGCGGGCAGAGATGATGCAATATCATTTACAGGGTATGGCGGTAGTTTATACGGCAGTTACGCATTTGGTGTAGAACGTCCAGACACAGTTAGAATACAGCCAGCAACATCTTGGGCATTAGATACATGGGGCGAAAACCTTGTAGGATGCACAGAAGATGATGGTAAATTATACGAGTGGGCATTGGCTACAGGCACACCAGCCGCAGTTATAGCAAACGCTCCAATAAATAATAGATCATTGGTGGTAACAGAAGAGCGTTTCTTATTTGCTCTTGGAGCGGGTGGAAACCCGCGCAAAGTGCAATGGTCTGATCGTGAAGATAACACGCTATGGACGCCAGCCGCCACAAATGAAGCTGGTGATTTAGAGTTAAACACAAGCGGTCAAATTATGGCAGGCATTAAAGTACGCGGTCAAACGCTTATCTTAACCAGCACAGACGCCCACGTAGCAAATTATGTAGGCCCACCATATGTTTATGGTATTGAGCGTGTTGGTTCTTCATGTGGATTAGCGGCAAATAAAGCTGTATCAGTCGTTGATGCTGGCGCATTTTGGATGGGCGCACACGCATTTTATGCTTATACAGGCGGTGCGGTTCAAGAAATACAAAGTGAAGTTGCGGATTACGTGTTTAACGACATGAACCGTGGCCAAATAAGTAAAGCTTTCTGCGTCACTAACAGTAACTTTGGTGAAATATTCTGGTTCTACCCATCTGCTGCATCTACCGAAAACAATCGTTACGTTGTGTTTAACTATATTGAAAACACATGGTATATTGGCGAATTAGCAAGAACTGCTGGTGTTGACGCAGGTGCATTTAGAAAACCTCTTTGGGTAGATGCAGATGACTATAAGATTTATGAGCATGAAATTGGCTTTGATTATGGAACACTTGTGCCATTTGCTGAAACTGGCCCTATTATGCTTGGGTCTGGCGATACAGTAGCGTCTGTAACTGAAATGTTGCCTGATGAGAAAACGCAAGGTGATGTGAACGTAACATTTAAGACACGCTTCTATCCAAATGGAACTGAACGTGATTATGGGCCATACACAATGTCCACACCAACTTCACTAAGATTTACAGGGCGTCAAATGAGAATGCGTGTTAGCGCAGTTACACTTGGCGATTGGCGTGTTGGCGTAAATAGAATTGATGTCGTTGCAGGCGGTAGAAGATGACGCAACAGCAAAGGCCACCAGAACCATATGGAGATGATTGGAAAACATGGGGTAGACGCCTCATGCAATTCATGTCCCAGACAAGATCACCTCTTGTTCAACAAACTGGTAGCGAAAGCGCGGCTGACGATGGTACGCTTATGTGGGATAGATCATATGAATATCCAGTTGTAAGCAAAGGCGGAGAGTGGCGTCAAATTGTAGTAGAGGGCGGTCAAGCTAATTTTGTAAAAACATCAGATGTTACACCAGCTCTAGCAAATACGGCATACAAGCTGACCTATGATGCACCATCTGGCAATACAAAGATTACACAAGGTACACCAACAAGTAGAATTGTATTTGAAGAGGCTGGAGAATATGTATTATCATTTTCCGCACAAATATCATCAACAAGCGCAAGCACAGTACACTTTTATTTTTGGCCTAGCATAAATGGCACAGCATCGACAAACGGCGCTATGACAACTGCACTACACCAGAATAATGCTACAGTTGTTGTATCACGTACACAGATATTTACCGTGGCAGCTAACGATTATTTAGAAGTAAATTATATGATAGATAGCACATCTGGCTTTTTAAATTACACAGCATCATCATCTCCAGTGCCAGCAATACCATCCTCAACACTAGCAATTACGAGGTTACATGGATAAAGAATTAGAGCGTTGCAGACCTTGGATTGAAGCCGCTTTGGAATATTCTGGCGGCACGCATGATTTTATTGATGTGGCAGAAGGAATATATAAAGGGACAATGCAGTTGTGGCCTACGCCAAAGGGGTGCATAGTAACAGAAATTGTGGTATATCCACGTAAACGAATGTTAAACGTGTTCCTTGGCGGAGGTGAACTAGACCAGATTTTGGATATGCACCAAGATGTGGTAGAGTGGGCTAAAGCACAAGGATGCACAGCACTAACCATGACGGGGCGTGTAGGCTGGAAAAAACCATTGGCGAAGCATGGCTGGGATCAGCTACATTCGTCGTATATTAAGGAGTTTGAGTAATGTCAGGCGGAAAAGGCGGATCAACATCATCTAGCGTTGAAATCCCAGAATACATTGAAAAAGCGGCGCAGCGTAACTTAAACAAAGCTGAACGTATTTCCCAACTTGGTTATGTACCATACTATGGCCCAGACGTAGCTGCATTTACTCCAATGCAACAAGCATCATTCCAAAATACAGCAAATGTTGCTAACGCATTTGGAATGGGAACACCGACAAGCCAAAGTGATATAATGGGCGGTATGCCAACACCAACACAATATGCTGGTGGCGTAAGTGGTTATTCATCAGCTCCACTATATGAGCAATCATTAGATGAGCTTGCACGACAAAGACCAGGCCAGAAATCATACATGGATAGTTTCTTTATTGATCCATATTCTGGTAGCTATGGTTCAAACGCACCTATGCCAATAGATTACAATATGTATCCAACATATGCTGAAACACAGCGTCAAGCTGAAGAAACAGCAAGGATGGAAGCTATGCGTCGTGAGCAGCGCAGTGATGATAATTACCAAAGATTGTTAGATCAAATGGGCCAGCAAGTTAGCGGCTCTTCTCTTACACAACAAGAAATGTCTAAGTACGCAGATACAATAGCACCTGGCAGTGGTTATGATCCTAATACACAAGTTTTAAATGAAGCTCAAAGAAGATATG